AAAACGGTTCACCGAGGCTCACGGTGACAAGTACGATTACTCGCTTGTGCCAGAGGGTGACACAAAAGTAGCAGTGAAGGTTCCTGTAGTGTGCTCCGTGCACGGAGTGTTTAAACAAAGGATTAGAGACCACTATTTAGGTAAAGGGTGTCTGCAATGCTCTAACTCTAACCCGGGGACTATTGAGTCGTTCATTGAGAAAGCGGAAAAAGTTCACAGTAAACGGTACGACTACTCAAAGTCAATTTACCTAGGAGCTCGTGAGAAACTTGAAATTATTTGTCGTGAACATGGGTCCTTCTGGTCCGCCCCTACAAACCACCATCGAGGGAAAGGGTGCCCTAAGTGTGGCGATAGGCTTACAGGTGTTAAGCGACGTGCCGAAGCTAAACGCACCTTTGAAGCCCGAGCGCGTTCAATACATGGGGATAAGTACGACTATTCAAAGGTGGAGTATGTCCGAGCTAGTGATAATGTTGAGATTATTTGTCCGTCTCATGGTCCCTTCATGCAACAACCCTCTTCACATATTCAGGGGACAGGCTGCGTCAAATGTTCTGACGAACTCAGACTGAGTAGAGCCTCGGACGTGTCTAGAGAACACTACCGTAAGACAAGAAAAATGCGCGAGGCTAACTTCCTAGAAAAAGCGAAAGAGTTCCACGGGGATAAATATGATTATTCTCTTGTCCGGTATAAGAATACCTACACTAAAGTAAAAATCATATGTCCTGACCACGGTGTTTTTGAACAAAGCCCTTCCGCGCACATAGAAGCCAACAGAGGCGGTAAAGGTTGTCCAACTTGCGGACTGAGCCGAGAGTACCCTAACGGCTATGTGTACGTGCTACATGGTGAAGGTAAGACCAAGATAGGTATAACCTACGACCCGAAAGAAAGATTTCGTAAACTAAAGGAACGTACTCCTTTTGAATTTGAACCTGTGGGTGCATGGTTCTGTAATACGTACGACCTGACATTTAAGGTCGAAGCTGTCATGCACCAGCACTTCGAGGAGTACTCCTCGAACCTTAAAGGGTTCGATGGCGCTAAAGAATGGTTTAATATGACGCCGTTTGAAGTTTGTGACTTACTCACTGCATTTTTAGGAGAACCTGTTAAATGAATTACGATATGAAACAGTACGAAAACGATCCTAGAGTGTGTCATGTATGGCCTCCCAATTTTACAGAAGTGTACAAACGGAGAGTTGACCTACTGAACGCAATGAGGGAGGACCCTACAGTGCGCGTCGCAGTTATGAAACACTACGAGAACAACCCTGTCGACTTCATCCTGGATTGGGCTACGACGTACGACCCACGTAAGAAGGGGGACATACCTAAACGGATGCCTTTCTGCTTGTTCCCTCGCCAAGTGGAGCTCGTATGGTTCCTGGATGAGTGCGTCCGAGACAGCGAATCGGGTCTAATTGAAAAATGCCGTGACGCGGGTGCGACGTTCGTATGTGCTGCTTATAGTGTATGGCAATGGTTATTCGTCGATAATATATCCGTGGGTTTCGGTTCTCGTAAAGAAATGCTTGTAGACCGAATAGGGGATCCGGATTCAATATTCCAGAAGATGAGAGATATGATCGAGATGCTGCCTGCGGATATATTCTGGCCCAAGGGTTTTGCTCCTGATAAGCACATGCCTCATATGAAAATATTAAATCCTGAAAACGGTGCTCAGATAGTGGGGGAGGCAGGAGATAACATAGGCAGAGGGGGTCGAAAAAGTTGCTTCTATAAGGACGAGAGTGCCCACTACGAACGCCCTGAAAAAATAGAAAGTGCTCTTGGGGACAATACCGAGGTGCAGATCGATATTTCATCAGTATTTGGTACTGGTAACGTGTTTTACCGTCGCCGTAAAGCAGGTGTCGAGTGGAAACCTGGCGAGAAGATACCGAAAGGTAAGACCCGTGTGTTTATCTTCGACTGGCGCGACCATCCGGGTAAAAACCAAGAATGGTACGACCTGAGACGCCAGAAGGCCGAAGACGAGGGGTTACTTCATGTCTTCGCCCAAGAGGTCGATAGGGATTATAGCTCGGCGGTGCAGGGGGTTCTTATCCCGCCTAAATGGGTTAAAGCGTGCATCGATATCCATAAAGCGCTCAAATGGCCTGAACCGACAGGGTCTCGCGTCGCATCCATGGACGTTGCGGACGGCGGTAACGATAGAAACAGTATGGCAGTGAAACGAGGATACCTTGTCGAAGCGTCAATGTGCGACGGTGGAGAGGCTGACCTTGTGGCTCGTCAATACTACGCAATGGCGGACATGATAGGCGCTGACCAATGGCGTTACGAGATTAACGGTGTAGGTGCGGGCGCTAAGGCTGCAGCTCGCATGTACCACTCGAATGCGGTAGAGCAAGGTCGTAACGCTGCGGCACTGCCTAAAATTATCGGTTGGTCTCCGAGTCATGCAGTGGTGAACGGTGCGTGCGATGTGAATACGGGGGACACGGTTGAGCCGGGCGATAAGGAATCGATACGTAACAAAGATTTCTTCACGAACTTGCGAGCACAAGCGGCTTGGAAACTTCGCCAGCTATGCCACAATTCGTATAAAGCACGTTACGAGGGGGCGGACATAGACCCTGACGACTGTATTGCTTTGTCGTCAGACATGGAAGGACTCGAAGAACTCGTAACGGAAATGTCGCAGCCGACGTACGTCACGAACCCTAACACGAATAAGATAACAATTAACAAGACGCCCGAGGGTACCCAATCACCGAACAGGTTTGACGGTCTGGTAATAAACGTATCACCACTACGTCCTGACCTAGATGAAACGATGCATGTAGGTGGTGCAGGTATAGACAGTATCGACTATGTAGCTGTTGGGTGATATTATGGGATGGTCTAATTTAACGAGTGAGAAATAACATGACAACTTTTGAAATCCGTCACGCTTTACTGAAACTGCTAGGTAACGATACTACTGCTTACGAGATTGCTAACGGTTTCGTTGCAGACAATGAAAACAAGCTGGTGGTGTTCCGTGACGCATTCGACGAGCCTACCAATCACGCCGGGGGTTTCCAAGAACGTGCAAGTGCGGCTACGGATAAAGCCACGAAGCGTTGGGAGATTGTAGGTAAAGACCTGTAGTTCCGACACTGTTGAATGACGAAGCGCTCTTAGGGGCGCTTTATTTTTATTTGACAGCGCGACGATAGCGTGTATTATTAGATTTAAAGGCGATACGCAGTGTGTCGCCATTGTTAGGAGCATACACATGTCTGACGTATATAAGCTAGAGTGTATCGACGTACAACACGCTATTATCGCGACACTGCGTATCAAGACGGGAGGCGATAAAGCAATCCGTCTAGGTCGTGCGGTTCTTACTGATGCGGCTATGACACGTAAGATACCGAGCGTATTACTCGACGCAATGGCGCGAACTACTGAACCAACCGATGACGATATGAAGATTTGGAGCGAATCAGAATGACTAGTAAATACGACGCAGCAGCACAGCAAGAGTGGCGACACGAAGTTACCGATTGGGAGACGAAACGACGCGAGGAGTTCGTACCGTCTGTCGGGCTTTCTCTGTTTGTAATATTTTTCGCGCTGATAGGATTTCGTATTCTCGACGGGATAGCGGATTGGGCGGTGGGCTTATGATTTCACTAGAGCAAGCAGCGTTACATTCTCGCGTCGTTGAGAACCGTTTACGCAAGGATTTCCGACAGTTTGCACCACTCGTAGAGATTGAGTTATCCGTCGAGGGTTTTATTGTTAAGGCCGTCGCGGGTGACGATAAGCTTGCGTTTAGCGACCGTCGCGTCGTACCGTTTGACTGTTTAGAGTGTCTAGTCGGTGCGATTGACGAAGCGGAACACCGCATGCGTGGAAAGATGTCCCCACATGTGTAGACGTATAGAGCGTTTAATATTGACGAGCTCGGTGTGTATCGCGTTTGTTATACTGTTTGATTTTTATTTAGGAGTGAGAGGATTATGAGTAGAGCGTACGAATTAGCAAAGTCCGCCCACAAGGGGCAAATGTACGGGTGCGTACCGTATACCGACCATCTTAGTGCGGTGAATAAAAAGTGCTATGAACTGTATAAAGATAAATTATCCGAAGACGACATGTACTTCGTTGCAAGTTTAGCTTGGTTGCATGACGCTTTTGAAGACACCGACCTAACTAACGAACAGGTCGAAAACAAAATGGGACATTTCCCGCCAAATGGTTGGGTGCGTACCACCGAATTAATTCAAGCGATGCGTGCAATATCGAAAAGAGATAGTGACTCGCGTTCCGATTATTTAAAAATATGTATGATGAACAGATTCGCACACATGGTTAAGATAGCGGACACTCTTTGTAATTTAGAGTGTAGTCTCAAATCAATGGAGACTAGACGGATAAATAAGTACACAAACCAACTGAACAAGTTAACTAAAGCACTACCGGCTATGCCTCCCCGTTCCGACACCGACTACTAACCCATCACACAACACCGTGATATACTAGCCCTATCTTAACCGACAGGGCTTTTTATTATGGCACGCGCAACGCTTTCAGAACTGATCGCACAAATAACCGCTACGATTCAAGAGAACACGTCAGGTGACATCACCGCGACGTCGTTAAACCAGTTGCTTGATTACCTTACGAATAACCTATACCTACCAACCGATTCAACCGTCACGGTCAACACGACTGCAGGCATTAAAGAATTTACGTTCGGTAACGGACTCACAGTTACTGTCGACGGGGTAGCAGGTACGGCTGCAATCAGCGTGACGGACAATACGCCTGTTATCGTGTTTGGTGAAATGAACATCACCACTAACGAAGCGAATACCGTTACGTTCGGTGCGGGTCAGACGACTGCAAGTGACACACTCCTACCGATCACACCGGGTACAACATACTTCGAGGTTCCGGGATACTCCGGCGGCATTCAGGACGGTCTAGTGTATGACGCGGGCAACGGCGGCCTACGAGCTACGGTTGCAGGTACTTACCACTTTGACGGTTGGCTATCGTGTCGTCACACCGTGAATAACTCGACTGTAGGTGTTGTATTCGGTATCAAACGCGGTGGTGCGATTATTGGTACGTCTCCACGCCCTACACCTTCTGAAATGCCTAACGCGGACGATATCGGGCTAATCAGCGGTACGGGTCTAGTGGTTCTTGGAGTGGATGATGTTGTCGTACCACTGATAGCAACACAGAACATAGGCGACGTTACGATTAATAACTCGACACTAGTAGGTAAACTAATCAAAGCATCGTAGAATACTGTAGGGGCGACACAACTCATGAGGAAACGTAAATGATTGAAAAACTAATGATAGGTGCTCGCTCCTTGCCGCGTAAAACGGCAGAAATTGCGATGAAGGTGAACGAGATTATCGATTCGCTCGGAACTAGTAACATACTGGGCGGTTACGCTAACTACATAAATGGGGATGTTACGCCGATCAACATTCCTGCGGGTGTTGAGACAAAGCTCACACTTGACGCATCCACGGGTGTTATTGTCGACGAGCTTCCTGACGGCGTGACAAACGTGTGGAACTCGACCACCAGCCAGTTTGACTTCTCCGAGTTGAAAGTCGGTGATCGTGTGCGTGTAAGGATTGACGGGTCTTTGACTAACACGGGGTTTAACGAGTCGTTCGTGTTAAACCTAGTGATGGGTATCGGTAGCGCACGAGAATTCACTATACCTTTCGCTTCGGGCAACCGTTTATTTGCAGGGACGTCCGTCGTTTCCAGATACAATGGGTTTTACATCGGTTCGCAAGAACTTATTGATAACCCTTCAGAGCTGCGTATCCAGACTACTGACGCCGCGTCCGGTTTCTTGATTGACGTATACATCGAAATAGACCGTAAGTCTGCATAACCTATAGGGCGGCTTACGGTCGCCCGTTTTTAATTACCATACCATACGGGTGTCTCGTCGAACTCAACTCTCATCGGTTTTTCACGAGACAACCATTCCTCAAACTTGCTACATAAATACTGTTGATACGCTTTACACACGTCACCGAACACGGCTAACGCTTTGAACTCGTCAGGTGCTGCAACGGGTGGGCGTACGAAACCGTGTTCAGGGATGTTCCCCGGCGTAACCGCTAACAGGTCTAGAACCGCTTCGGTCTTGTGTATCTTACCCGTGCGTTCGGTGTACAGCACACAGAGCTGTTTTGCACATTCCCACACCCAAACATAATGATCGTATGATTTACGCGCCCACACAGCGCTAGGGTGGTTAGTGTGTGTCTTCTTGTAAATACCATCGATAGTGTTGTCACCGTCTAGCTCATGGTGAGCGCTTGACAGTAACTGCGAGTACTCGACAATCATCTTAACTTGGTGGACATAATTGTGCTCATTAGCAGCTT